CCCTCAACTGTTTCCTCCAAAGTCCCGTAGGACAAGGAGTTAGTAAATAGGATGGTATCTTAATCCTCTTTGGTGTCAAGAAAGAGACTGCTCTTTAGCATTCTCAGTCGCCACCTCGTTCCGCGTGCCGCTTTGCGGCCGCTCCGGAGCTGCAAGGGAACGCAGCCGACTCCAGTGTTTATACACTGAAGTGACCCGTACCGCGAAAGGGTCCAGCTCAGGGCGTACAGTTGCCCTGGTAGAGGGCAACGGGACCAGTCCAGCTTTATCAACAGACCTCCATATCTGAGTGATAATAGCTGAGACTTGTATTAAGTTCATCTTAATATTAAGTCCCTGGAGGTGACGAAGAGATTTCGAATGTAGGTCTAGCGAGTTAGCAACCTTGGCCGCAGCCTTATTGGTTGCAGAATCTGTGATACCCGTTACCGGATCATTGAGTTTCTCAGTGAAGAATAAATCTTCCTGGTACTTCTCAAGTGATGCCAGTGCGGGGTCAACCAGAGTGCTTTGCACAGCCGTGCAAAATGGAGTTAGATCCGTAAGTAAATTCGGATCTAACGGCCGACTAGTGTCGGCCGAATTACTCCATAACCATTCAGGCCACGTCTTGAATGCTAACCGAGCGCCCATGACCGGATTCGTCAGAGATACGCACAGACTACGCGCCCGTGGGGACAATTTGTCCCAACGTGCGGATGCAGCTGCTGAGGCGACTCTGAACCCTCCGCCCAGAGCCCGGACAAAGTTCCCTAGACTTCCAGTTGGATACCAGGCCGCTAGAGCGCACGCCACTCCGGATTGGGACTGCGCTGCAGCCCAAAACTTTGTTGGCATACCGCTCAGGTCTGATCCTCCGAAGAAGAATCTTTTCGCGAACTCAAGGGTCTTCCCTGAGCTCACTAGACTTTTCGCTAGCCCGATCTCAACCCCTAGAAGTCTACACAATGCCCGGTACTTCCGAGCGACGCGGTCGTCAGCGATGACAATGTCATCACCTAATACCGCGTATAGGGTAAACCAACCCTTAAAGCCCGCTCGTTGTGCGGAAAATTGTACCATAGCATGATGGGTCAGAGCGAGCATACCCCAAGAGGAGTATGCGCCCATTGGTTGCCCGACAGCATAACGTAGGAACCGCGTTCCCACGTTTTGCTCCCTAGCCACCCTTTTGGGAATGGTGTAAGGACGTGCAACCAACAAGGCTGCCCACCGTTCAGCGAACGGTTGACCAAATATACATGCTAGTAGAACCTTTTGGATCGTGATGGGTATACGATCCGTCGCGGACGAAAGATCGTAAGAGTAAATGATCTGACGAGAATTTACTCTCTTCAAGAGGCGGTTAACCGGCGCGAGCTGGTCAAACGTCCCATCCTCAGGAATCTCCTTGAGAATCTTGAAGATCCACTCATGGAGTGGATGAAGAGCCCATTGGGTCCAACAATCTACCAGAGCTACTATCCGGATCTTACCGGCCGCTTCTGGAAGGAGGGCAAGACGCCCGCAGACATTCTTGCCGTATCCATGCGCGTTCGGGACAATCGTCCTGTCGGTCGCACGGGCCCGCGAGTAAAACGTCGCGGTGTCTTCCAGCATCGTCCAAAGGGATTTAGTCGAGCCTGCACCTCCCGGAATTACTTCCAGGAAGTCGTACAGCAGGTTCGAACCTAAGGACGCAAAACCTTCTCCAGATGGGGTATTAGCCCACTTGTACGCGGATGAGATTCTGTGTGCGAAGCTAGTAGGCGTTCCGGATAGCCAGGCAGGTACTCTTTTCTTGGCAAGCTTGAGGTCGAGAACTTCCTTCTCGATTTTGGGATCCTCAAACCGGTCTGCAGAGACTGAAGAGATCACAAACGGCACGGGCCGTGGGTAGTCTTCAGGAGAAATCTCCCGAAGATCCCTAGCTAGGTCGAACCTTAGTGAACTAAAGTCTTCCCCAGAGTGTGCTTGAATCCCCGGAAGGAAGGAACGGACAATGAAGGACTTCCAATCAGTTAAGAAGGAAGCCGACAAAGGCCGCCCTAGGCCCAAGATCGACTCGAAATTGGGCCGTCCCTTACAGGGCATCACTCTGTACATTCCAAAGAACGTCAGCCAAAGCCGGATTGTCTCTCTGTTTCCAGAACGTATCTGTGTCCGCACGAATGCAGGCATGATACGCGGGAGTCCATCCCGAGACCGAGCAACCGCAACCTTTCCAATCTTTCGTGAGTGGAAAGACAGTTGCCCTCCG